GGAGTCGAGTTGTGCTTCACTCATACTTTCAATATCCCTCTTGGATCTTCTACGACGGCTTCCACTGAATCGTCATTGATCAATCGAAACTCTTTGCCATGCACCTTAAATCGGGTGCCGGAGTAAGATCTCATCAGGATAAAATCGCCCTCTTTACACAGAGGCCCGGACGGGAATCGGCTAGGATTATTGTAAGCATCGGCTCCAAGCTTGATAACCATGCCGACAATAGACCCTACCTCTTCGTCATGCAGAGTTTTGGCGGCTTTGAGTATGCCACCCTCTGTCATTTCATCCGGCTCTGGTAGAGCGATTAACAGTTTATAGCCTCTAGGGTCAGGCAACTGTGCAGCCTTGCGAGTCTCTTCATCCTCGTTCGTTGCGTCTATCGAAACGTCTACCGCCCCGACATCACCTTTTGCTAATGCTTCTGACATTAGTTAGTTCCTATGCACTGGAAAAAAGCGTCCAGAGTCGCTAATACCGCAATCGCGGCAAATCACTCTTGCTCGTAACGAGACTTGAGATCCAGTATCTCACGCTCCGCTAGAGCCAAACCTTCGATCACACCACATGCTTTAGTGTATTCGCTGTAATCTTTACACGCTCCACCACTAATGTGGTCTGCGTATTCGTTCATTTGCTTTCGTATTACGTCCTTCAAGTAATCAAAGACGTTATCACCATTAGTCATCTAATACTTCTTTTGCGATCTCAATGCCAGCTTTTAATCCTTCGATCTGATCCTTGGATTCCCTATCCGCAATTTTTATGCCAAGTCGAGCTTGCTCAATATCGGCCTGCTGATCGAGTCGTTGCTGATCCAAGTCTGCTCTCGCTGCGGCCTTCTGGGCATCAAGCTGCAATCTTCCAATCTCGGACTGCGCCCTGGTTTGAGCTTCCATCTCTTTGATCTGCAACTCTTTTTGCTGCATTTGGATTACTGGATCTTGCGCCTGTTGTTGTCCCCTTTCGGCTTGTGCCTTTTGCTGGTTCACACCCTTTAGCTGTTCTGCTGCTTGGCCTGCAAGCCTAGAGATTCTGAACTCGATATCCTCTGGCAACGGCTCACTAGGCGGCGGCAACTCGAAACCAAGCTCTTTCTCGATCTGCGCTCTGTACTGGAACGCCAAATGTTCTTGGACATGGGCGGCAAGCTCTGCCATCGCCTTTTTTGCGTTGGGCGTCTTCGACATGATCTCCAATACGGTGGGATCTTCTGCCAAAGACTTGTGCGCCTGTATGTGTGCTTCGTGATCTTGGTAAGCAAACGCCTTGACTGGCTTACCATTGATGATATTCATGTTTTCGGTGATCGGATCAGTCGGCTGTTGGTCATCATCAGTCGGCACAATCTTGTCTGCGTCCCGAATGTTCAGGATTTCTAGCATTTGCCGGTGCAATAACGGCATGTCGTACATTTCTGGCGCTTGTTGGGCCAGTTGCAGTGCCGCTTGGTACTGCATAATGCGCTGAGCCATCGTTCCAGCGTTAGGATCACTGACTGGAATGATATCTACCCTGTCATCGAAGTCAGCAGCCACCAATGGCTCCTTATCTTCGTCGTATGGGTACGCTTGTGGCCCAAAATCACGCACAACATTGGATAACAGCCGTAATTCACTACGCATAGAGGCATGTAGTCGCGCTTGAACAGCACTCATCACCTTCATAGATCGTTCTAAGATCGCTAATGTAGTGCCAACCGGCGCTTCTGCGTTCATATCCGCCGCTTTTACGTCAGCAGCAGAGGCAAAACGCCGTCCCTCCTCCACAATGTCGCCCATAAGCTGGTATAAAACCGTGCTTGGCTCTTTGTAGGGCAAGAAACTGATGTTTTCTTTGATCGTTCCGCCCGGAACGTCCACATCTCGGAACTCACCAGGCATAATCGGGGTGTCATCACCCTTGATTCGCAGTCCTCTAGCCTTCAAACCACCCGGAAGGTTCGCCAAAGTGCCTGCATCGACCAGTTGTCGCAGCAAAGAGGTGGCAGATTTAGCTAATCCACCGATCATGTGGATCAAACCGAAGCCATAGAACCCTAGTCCTGGCATATACTGGTAGTGAACGTAGTGATCGCGCTTCAATTTACGCTCATCACTCTCGTACCAGTTGCGTCTGATCGACAAAATGGTGCGCGATGACTGATCTATGGAAACCACATACGGCAACATGATGCCGGTAGGCTCACCTTTCTCTGTATCTTCAAACCCTGGCAGGTCTAAATCGACGTGCATCTCAAGGATGGTGTGCCGATAGTCCATATCGTAGTTGGCAGAGTCACCCGTCAACTCGTTATATTTCTTTTCGATCTCATCGTAGTCAGGCGATGGGGCAGGCAACTCCACATCTAGATAAAATCCTGCCACTTGAAGCTTACGGATTTCATTTGCGCTGCGCTTCATCACATGAGTGTATCGCTCACACGTCGATAAATCAGATGCGCCATAGCTGACCACAAAATCTTCTGCCGGCACGAACATACTGCAAGGGCGTCCCATGTTGGGATCGTAGTAGACCTTGCGAAAAGCAGAACCGCCTAACGGTAGAGAGAACAACATACGTTCAGTCTCTGAACGATACTCTGTCATCTTCTCAGTAAGCAGATAGTTCAGATAGTCTTGAACACGGTTTGCTTGGTTTTCTTTCTCGGTAGTGATTGTGCCAACCACAGAAGTCTTTACCGGCCCACTAGCAGGGAATAATTCCTGTATCGCCTGTGACTGAAACTTAATCACCGACTCTGTGAGCAGAGGATGGAACACACCACAAGCACCGTCCCACGGCGTGGTTCTGTCTTCGTGCTTTAGCCCTAGAAGATCTAAGCCCTCAACGTAGGTACGCTCCCAGTCTGCACGGCTTTCTTTATCGGACTTAAACGATCCGATTAGATCGGATGCGATCCCGTATAACTCACCCTCATCAATAAACTCTGCAAGATTTGCATCGTGTATCTCTGCGCCCATTGGCCCCATGTCGGGGTCAAAATCTATCAACATCCCGCCATCTTCTGTTTCAATAGAGACAGAGTCGGGGTTTACGATTTCTATCTCTAAGTCTGGTTCGTCACCGACTCCCTGAGAGAAAATCGTGTCTGGCGTAGCCAAAGGGCGGTCAATAGCCATCTATCCGTTCTTCGTGAACTTTTGAGGTCGGGCCGCACCAGAACCACGGGCAACTGTATTGCCTCCTTCTCTCATCTGCACTTTAGCGACACCACCGTTAGCCATCATCTTTGGGCTAACCTTCATGCCACCAGTACCGCCTCCACCCATCATCTTGCCAACGCCGTCAGCAGCAAAAGCGGGAACCATCTCACCGCCCTTTTTCACCATAGGCATCTTACCACCAGCACTCATGCCTTTAGCTTTCATCTTGCCGCCGCCAGCCATACCTTTGGCCTTCATTTTGCCACCAGCTTGATAGCCTTTAGTCTTCTTTTTCATAACTTTTCCACCACTAGATTTATAACTTAAAGCCGACATCATTTCCTCATTCTTGACTGGATCAGAGAATGATCTATTTCTTGCCTTCCTCTTAATTTTTCTTCTCAATTTTTTGAACAACGATCAATCCTCTGAATAAAGATTATCGAACACCTGATTTACATCTAACGTGTAATCTAAATCAGATTTGCTGTAGTGAATGTGCTGGGATGGTCTGAAGTCTGGGGCACCTTCGCCTGTCTCAAACCATGCCGGATGCGTCACTCTAACCCTATTGTTAGGCAAAGCAACGATGTTCCCCGTCCACTTACCAGCATCTAAAAGCTCCATAACATGACTCTGCTTGTGTTGTGCAGGGTCATCAGCTATCTCGTTGTCAGTGTAATCCACTGTGAACATATATCTAGCTGGATACATATCGCCATCGATCTTAGCAAGCCAGGGGCAAGGCGTACAACGATCCAAGACATATACCGAATGCTCCCGCGAACTACAATCCCACGGTTGCGCTGCCCACGTTGGCATCGGTTCAGGCCATTCTTCTAGCGGAGTATCTGCTACCAACCCTGTAATCGGCATCCTTGCCCACATCGCACCGCCGTGTACGTTCGGCTCATCATCGTCATCGTAGGTTTCGGCTCCAGTGAATATCATCTGAAAGCTCAAGCTACGACACGGCATTGTTGTTACAGCGACTGCCATCGCGTGTATGAACTCACCGTGATACTTGATGTGGTTGTGTGTGTATTCCTTCCTAACCCAGCACTTGAAGTACGGGATATTGCTTTGCAGGAAAGCCATCAAGCAGCGTCCTTATAAAATGTCTTTTCCCATTCCTTGTGCCGTTTTATCGGCTCTTTGAAATAGTCCATGAATCGTGCCATATAAACCACAAAATGGTTCAACCAACTCAGCGGTGCAGGCAACGGTCTCATGTAGTCCAGGAACAAAACCACCCTGTTACGGTTAGTCATGTTTACCGCCATGTGCTCGTAGGTGTCATCAAAGACAACTGCTTTGCCTTCTTCCCACCGATACTCTTGCTTGTTCACCACCAACACACAGCCTTTGCCTTCGGTTGGTATATCAAGACCCAGATGCACTCTGAGTACTCCGCACCACGGGCCTTCGTGGGGCATCAGCATCTTTCTTGGCCCGATCACTGAGAAGTAGGCAGATATCAGATTCTTCTCAGCATCTATGATTTTCATGGTCTCAGGGAACTCTTGGCAGTTCCGATCAAAGCGGATCTTGCCTGCCTTCAAGAAAAACATCTTCCACTTGTCATCGTTAGAGATGTATATCTGATCTGGGCTGATGGTCTGAAACGGCGCGAAGTCATCTACACGGCTTCGCATCTTCTCGAACTCAGCCCTGATCACATCGTAGTTTTGCTCTAAAACAGCGGTCACTGGGAAGTCAGCGTTATCGAAAAACACACGATTGCCCTTCTTCGAGAACCTTCTGAACAATGGCCTAAAGGCTTTTTCAACAAGCCAGCCATTTACCTCAACCATCAGTAATAAGTGGCCCTTTTCGGATAGAACGGTTCGTCTTCTTCGTCTGAGTTAAGCCTCAAGAACCCGCCTTGCCGGAATCTAAGTAGTGCTTGTGTGGATGAATCCACAAGGTCATCGTGTTCGCCAGAAGGAAACGAGGCAAACTCTTCGATCA